CCCACACGACTTTTAATAAGTCGCTGCCCCTCCAAATTGGAGGGGCGTCCATCCGAGCTTGATGTAGACGGCATCGGAACGTCCAGCAAAAACGAGATGTTCGCTGTCAGCAGCTGGCTCACTGCCATTACTCTGTTCGAGTGACAACAAACACTTTAGCAGGGCTCCCTCATTGCCTAAGGGGGAAGATGGCAACTTGGGTACGGGCATCCATGCTCTAGTAGCTAGAACATGATGGTCCGAGACAGTCCCGTTCCCCTTTGGGGGTAATAAGGAATGTCTTCCCAGCGCGGCTGAATCTGACTCAACGATCGGAAAGATTCCACCCAACAAGGGGCGAATCTGATCATCGAGCCAGGCTGCAGTACTCCAGAGACCAGCAGAATATAGCTGGTTTCGAAGAGAAACTACAGATATCAGCTCCCGTGATTGCTTGCGTCCGGAGGGAAATTCACGACGGATACGTACGGGTGTAACCCATACACCATCGTAAAAGTCGCCTCCGCAAGACTCTCTGAACTTCCCGGTCCAGAAAGACTTGTCCCTGTTTACTTGAAGACCAAAATCTTCAAGTGCAGAGATGACGCAGCGCACATATTCTACGGGGATGATTATATCATCTCCGTAGACGCGCACCCGGCCCAACAAAGACATAATGTCTTTGTGGGTCATCTGTCGGTTGAGCTCTCGTTCAATCCCGACAAGGATTATGACCAAAAAGGTCATAGCCTCGAAGGGAAAGCAAAGAGCTGAACCCATCGACGCGAACTTGGCCAAACGGATTACTCCGTGGCCAGGTACATCAGCCTTCCGGCTTCTCGTCGCATCAACGGCCTCAAAAAGAGACCGAAAATTACGAAGAAGGAGCCGTACATGCTGATTGGAAACGCGATCGGACGCCTCACTCAAATCGAGAGTGGCGAGGTCCCCAGAGAGGGACCCTTCACATGCCATGAGCCGATTAGGCTCTTGGTATGTAAAGCCAAGCAATCGAGACAGGATATCATCCTGCTCGATTCGTCGGATCAAGACTGCGAGCACAGCCTGCTGCATATATTGCATGCAGGTTGGCTCGATAGCGATGATCCTCGGCGTTTTCAGCGTTTTAGGTACGGGAACAACCCTTACAGGTCGTTCTCTACCGGGTTCACGGAAGTCCACACGGTCCTGAAGGTACATGTACCTCCAGTTAGGTATAGCGTATTCCGAAAATGGGAATATGCTCTCCAACCGGTCGGTCCACTCTCGCTGTTCGAACTTCCTGTTACCAAGAAGCCGCTCAGCAGTGGACCCCGGACCGTGTTTCGGAAGTACCTTGCCAGCGAAAACCCAGTGGTCTTCGTCGACAAGGTTGACCTCTCGATCGTAGATAATCTTATCTACATCCGAAAGGCACTGTCCGAATACGAGCGTTGACAGTCTTCGGAAGGCACTCACGTCTTCCTCAGACATATTCTTGTCAGCGCTACGGACTTCCAATTCACATTGGATGAACTTCCGCATAGCCTCCTCGTTACGCGCATCGCTGCACGGAACGAGGATCTTTGCAAACACCATTGAAAGTTGGCGTATTGCAAAGATGGAATCTATGCATGGTTCATCCAACAACCGACCAGAACCGGGGTCAAACACGCGTTCCAGGAAACCCCTTAGAAACAAGGGGAGACCAGACCTCCAGGCAAAGCCTGGAGTGTCCTGTGGAACCATCTTACCTCGCTCCAGGGCTCTTTCGAGTCCTTTTGCAAAGGTAGGAAGGGTAATGGTTAAGAACTCCATTCCCTCGTGTTCGACCCGACTCTCGAGCTTATTATAGTCGAGAGCGGTGCTAGTGCTACACCAGCCAGCCAATTCATTGGCTAGCTCCTTCCAGAACAGCGTAAGGCTTTTCATCGACCCTCCTAATGGGGGTAATCGAATCCATAGCCTCACGCATTTTCCTCCCCGCCCACTAGAGGGTGTTCAATTCTCTAGCGGCTGCGTGCCTCCGTCAGGAGGCTCGTAGTTGGGGACCCCATGAAATGGGGCCGTCCTTTCCTAGCTCTCACCACCAAGAAGCTTGGTGATCATAGCACCGGAACTGGCCGTCAGATAGGCAAGAAACCCATCGACGATCAGCTTCAGCTCCGCGTTGGTATAACCAACGGGGGGCTCCGTAACAACCAGGTGAACTGCTGCCTGGTACGGGGTGTTCTGGGCTGGGAAAAGCGGGTCTGGAGCAACCTTGAAGTTGTCCAGACGAATCAGTCGACGTGTATCCTTATTCCCATAGTTATGGGAAACACTAAGGACATACGTACCGTCGTCCTTCTTAAAGGCACCACGGTCTGTCCCAGACGAAGTCCGGGGCATCGACTGAGCCACCGCGTTAACGGTCACGCTCTGCGGATCAGAAAATGCCATGAGGCACTGTCCTTTCAGGTTCATACACTATCTGGAATGATAGCGCATGGAGGTGGCCGGCTATGTACTTTACATAGTCGGTTGCGCCCTAGTCTAGCTTCGGGATAATCCCAAAGCTACTAGGACAGATGTCTGAGCAGCCGTAAGGCTGTTCAGATCGGTGCCAAAGCCATATGGTGTGGAATCGCGACGAAGCAGATATTCATCTGTCTGGTCTCGGGATGAACTAGTTTGAAAGCTAGTTCCCCCATACCAGGTTGCCGAGGCAACTTCGCGGCGAAGTGTACGGGACATCATGTACCCGTACTCCATCACCAATCCGTCGTGGCCCAATGCGGAGATGTTATGTAATACATCACCGGTATTGGAGAACCAGTCGGCGGACCATGACCAGGGAGCAAGATTCCAGATGTTCTCGGGACTAGGATTAATCCCGAACAACTTCTGGGCATAGGCGTAATGCCTCTGCAATTTCTCCGCTGTCGTAACTCCAATGGGTATGTGGTACCGGAAAGCTCCGGAAAACCACTGCTCACTAGAGCAAGACACGAAGATGCTCCCTGAACCAAAAGCTCCAACCGCGGCAGGGATGGGTACAAATGACCCAGCCTTGTCCGATTGAGAGCTTGAGGCGAACGGATAGTTATACCTTCTCCGGATTTTTCGATCAGAATCTTTTCGATACTGTTCGATAATCCTGTGAGAGTCCATCACAGTCTTTGCAAACTGTTTGATGTCTCTCACAAGAGGCTTCCATCCAAATTCTGAATTGAGGTACTCCTGACCCGCACCGCGGGCCAGATTAGTACGTTCTTTCCAGAGTGAATGGCCGCCAATGGAGGGTATACCATCTTTCTTCAACTCTCCAAGACTAACAAGGAGATGTGAAGATGGATTGGTCGGCTCCACTTGAGCGATGGCATGACTGCCCATCGAATCAAGCTCTACGTTCGTCTTCTGGACAAAGGGATTAATCCCAATGAAACCAGTAGGCGTAGAAACGTAGAAACTCCCGCGAAAGCGAGAGTCGGAAACCGACGCGGGTGAGACGGTAACCGATTTCTTAATTAAAAGAAACGGACCGCCTGCATCACCCTTCCCGGAGCTCCATCCTACGTGATTGTCAGTGACCATCTCGTAGGTGTTTAGGAGCTGCCAGGAACCCGGTTCCCAAGCGGCAAATCCACTCGGTCTCGACTCATAAGAGCCTGAAGCCGAAATGGAAGAGCCTTGCTTGTACACCGCAATCCTCCGTTCATCACATATGGACGCTATATGGAAATAGCGCTAACACCGAGGCGTGACTCCCCTAACGGGGCGTCA